TATCCGGCATCTCGACAATCGGCCTGCCAAAGAGCGTCTCGCGGAACTCATCACCAAACATCGTCCACAAGGGACGCGCCTGGGTGTCAGCGAAGAGCCTGAGCGCGCCAATGCTCTGGTTACTTGCAAGCCACGTGCCCGTAGGCCGGTAGCCACTCTTTACCTGATGCATGAGATTGATGACATCGCTTGGCTTGATGATGTGGTTGGTGCTATCACTGGCGGTCAATACGTTGATGCCGGTGCCAGCCTGCGCCGCGTTGGTGAGGATACCTTCAGGACGTGCCACACCATCACCGAGCAGGAACGCTGTCCCTTCCTTCTGTGCGAACTGGCGGGTGAGACGCTTGAGGATGTACGCCTCGATATCGAACACGGAATCTTCGAGGTTCTGACGGCTGAGTTTGAGGTAGCCGTTGAGTTCACGAGCGAAGATTTCGATCATGCCCAGGTTCGGATCCGCCGAAGCCTGAAAGCCAGATTGCTCATCACTCCAGAAAATGCCGGTGTCCGTTGAACCCTCGGAAGGAATGAGCAACTTCTCACCGCCGATGGTCTGCGTATCCGCATAGGCACGCAGGGGGGAGACAAGGAAGAGCTTCTGGATGAACTTATCCGAGAGGTCAGTCCCGGCAAAGAAGCCGCCAAGCTCGGCAGCAGCAGAGACCATCACCTTCTGCTCAGGGGTGAATTGGTCCCAATTCATGTGGTTGAAGTCGATGTAGGAGCGCTCTTCTGTTGTGAGCGCCGAGGGGTCACCGGACTTGCGAAACCACTTTTCCAGTGCGCGGGTTGCGAGTGGCTTGTACGAGCCGGCAGTGGAACCGCGATAGCCGTTCGTGGGGGGTGGGCGCTGAAGGGAAAGCATGGCTTCCTTCTGCTCCACTACGAGCTTGCGGTACTCTTTGATCTCGTTGGATATCTTATCGTTGATCTTGTTGAGTTCGTTGCGCGCTTCAGCCGCGACGGGGCCGCCCTGAGAGATTTTTGTCTCTGTCTTGGTTTGCCGCTCCTCAAGCGCGCGTACACGCTCATCGAGGTGTTTGTTCAGCTTCTGGATTTCTTCCGTCAGCCGATTCAACTCTTCGTAACCGGCCACCATAAAAAGTTCTCCTTCTGTTGTGTGTCCAGAAGGAGAACTTTTCTATTGTTATCTCACCCTTCTGAACATGTGTGTCTCTCGTCCAGAAGTGTGAGCGCGCAGCCACGGCTTCCTCGTGATATCGAATGGAGTGTCTACTGACGGCTCCACAGTCGCGTGTATTTATTTGTTAATGGGAGTGTCTAGAGACGGCTCCCGGTGCTATTCGTAGTATAACACAAACTTGACATTTTTGTCATATTGGCTAGATACCTCTCATTGCTTCAGCGATTCATACCATAAATGTGCCCTGGTGGAAGCAACTCCAGTAATTCAGGATGGAACCGTTCACACCAGACGATAAAGTTCACCTCATCGATGCTTGATTTCTCTTCACGGCAACCAGGACATTCAGGATTGATGACACCTTGCCCTAAGAAGATATCACGGTAGAACACGAAAAAGTCCTGCTTGCACACATCACAGAGCAATGCATTATCAAGTTCGTGCAGTATTTCTCTCTCAGACTGCTGGCTCATAGTATTCTCCTTTCCCAAGAAGGATACCACATCTATACGCCTCGGTCAGCATGACGCCACATCGGATCATCGTCAATCTCTCGCATAAACGCTACAGCCGTTTCTAGCATCAGTCCCCATCCAAGCCCTGGGAAATGAATGGCTTTGGCACTGTTCCCATCAATGCCTACTGCATTCGCATACTCTGCCTCCCGCTTCGCCTCATCCCCATCTTGCACGCAGTAGGAATGGTAGCGATGCAAAAATTCATCCTGTGTCATCGTGCTTTCTCCCGCATTACCTTTTCTCTTCCCCTCATTCTACCATGCCTCACTCGCGGAAAGAGTGCCCATGGCTTTAGCCATGGGGGTGAATTTCCGCACCGCCCTCGGGCGGTTCTTTCTCTTGCCTTGCGGCAATCCTCAAAGCCAGCCGAATCGCTGCCATATCTGAATTGCAGCCATACAGGACCTTGATACGAGCAAGTAATGCTCTATCTTGCTCAGTCAGTCGTATCGTTGTTGGGTGTATTCGTTTCTTTTCCATGTAAGCAGTGTATCCCCTTGACAATGGTATGTCAAGATGATATACTGGGCTTGTTCTTCTGTACATTGACAACTCAATAGTGTTTGGGCGTTCCGAGGTAAACCGTTCCCTCGGGTAAAAGCACTAACGTTCCAACTGTTCAATGTGCCATCCGTTTACACAGGTTAGGCGATACAAAGCCGCCTGGATAGGATGCAACGAACACCAGGCTGGGGCACAGCCTTCAGGAGTTAACGTACGACATGGCGATGCGTTTCCTGAGAAGCCCCTGGGTTTACCCATGGGGAGTTGTCACCATGCCTATACGCCGCGATCAGCATTATGAGTCGAGAGCACACTGGCAAGATCATCCAGGATGGTATGCACATCCAGGTAGGTCTCTTCTTTCGTCTTCGGTTCTGCATCTTCTTCCTTCAGTTCAGGCATCGGGTCATCCTCACTCATCGTCAGCGGATAGCCTTGCAGTTGCGCTGAACGCGCCCGCGCCAGCACGCTTTTAATCTCCTTCACATGCCCTGAGATGCCATCAGCCGCCTTAGCGAGCGCCGTATGATTGGCATCAGAGATGGAGCGGCCCGCCTTCGTCTCAGGATTGTCATCTGCACTCATGTACATGCCTGGCATCGGGCCAGTGTCATCGTCATCAGGTTGCAGATATTCCGTCATGTCTAGCTCAATGCCGCGCTGCACATAAGCCGCTACCGCCGTACTGAACTGAGCAATTGCCTTCTGCACATCTTCAGCAGGCGTGTCGCCCGTTACAAACGCCTGAAGGATTTCATTACGCAGGGGATACCACAGGTTCCACAGATCTGATACCCAATCCTGCTGCGTCATCGCCTCGTAACTGGCTGCATAGTCCTTAGTGATCGCAGGAAGGTCCTGCTTGGTCAATAGTTTATTGCCTGTCATGTAAAAATTCCTCCTGTTCAGGTTTTTCACGGTATCGACTTGGGCCATGTCGTTCATGGGGAAGACAACAGCAGAGCCTTCCATGACGGCCACTTCGAGCAGGCGGCGGATAGTGCGTCCTGTCTTCTCATCCTTCGCATACTCCACCTGTATTGCTTTGTATCCCATACTTTGCTTTCTTAGGAAGCCTGCTTTGAAGGATGAGTATAAATCCCTGCCACTTTGAATATCTAGGTTGAATTGCGTCTTGGTGTAGAGTCCCTTCGCTGTCTCATCGGCGTCAAAGATACCGCCTGGAGGAAGCTGGTTATAATCGTGATTCCACAGATACGGCCACAGAAAATCGAGGTCCTGCAGCGATTTGCGCGCAAAGCTATCCTTGATCGTCTTGCGAAAGGCACCTTTCATCGTCATATCATCGCCATAATCGATATTGCCGATATAGTTGAGATAGCCCCCAACAATACCCTTTGCATCATCGATGGTCTTGATCTCACCGCCGAGGATGGGGAAGTATTCTATTTTGCGCTCAACCTTTGCGAGTGTCATATGGCACCTTCTTTCAGGCTATCAAGCCAGCGTTTTGTTTCGGCCTCACTATCATACCTATAGGTGATTTGTTCTTGTGGTATATCCACATGGATACCAGACGCTTTATGGAGTTCATGCACTAGCTCAAGTGGACAGGTCACATACACCCGTATTAGATAGCCTACAGAGCCTTCTGCGAGAAAGATTTCTCGCAATATCGCTACTTCAATCCGCGTGATATACGGATGGATTTGTGGAAAGTAGCGGTCAAATTCTCGATCAGCTTGTTGCTTCGCGTAGAGCAACATGTCAGTCGGAGCCCGTTTGACAATGGTGAGCGTCGTCGAAACTTCAGCTTTCACGTTCACGTCTCACCTTCTTCTCATACTGCCGGAAGCCTTCCTGTGCTGGCAGCACTCCCTTGCAGAGGGTGATAATGGCTTCCAGGCCGTCTCTCGCTTCACATTTCCCTGGATCGTCATTGATGTAAATGGCTTCTTTCAATTCCGCATCCAGGGCCTGTTGTGCGATAGTAAGGATGTGTTGTGCCAATTCTTGTGCTGTCATCGTTTCACCTCTTCAGGTGGCACGTCCACCACGCTCATCTCCGCATCCCCTTCCAGTATCACACTGAGGCTCGATATCCCCATTTCAGTGAGATACTTTTGTGTCTGAAGCAATTCTTCACGCCTTATATTCGTGCCCTTCACTACCATGATGTACTTGTGGCCTGGCTTCAGTTCAATCACGTTACTGGTCGCTTTCAAGTCTTCCGGTAGTGGTATCATCGGTATGCCCTCGAATCTGATATGCTTGTCTCGAAGATATTCAAGCGCCTTCGCTACTCCCGCCCGCTCTTCTTCTGTCAGTATGCGGTCAGAGATAAACGCCCCTGTTGGCTTCTTCTGTTCTTTCCGAGGGAGCGGATAATGTTCTGAACAGCAATAGGGATAAGGGTCATGGTAATCACTCATCGCTTCAACCTCAACGTTTCTCTATACGGTTCATCTTTCACCGTAGTAATGCCAGCCTCTTGCGCGGTGATTTTCCCTTCCGCAAACAATTTAGCGCGCGCCTTCCGACAATGGCGGCACTGGCAATCTGCCATGCTTGAGCCTTTTTTCATCCCGTCATGGTAGATCAATCGCAAATCAAGGCGCGGGGCCGGTATCTGTCCTTCATTCATCGTTTGGCCCTCAACAATTCTCTCTGTCGCTTATACTCCATATCCTGAACTTGCATTCGCTGTATACGGTTCTGAATCCACTCAAGAGTATAAATTAACTCATCGAGTAGCTGGCCTAACTCTATCATGAGTCTTCTTTCCCGTACCTGTGCATATCGCTCTTCAAAACTCATCGTTTCAACCTCAACGTTTCTCTATAGTGATCTCTCGATATCGCATCATAAGGAACCACCTCAACTACATCATCTTGCGCTTTGGCAGGCTTGACCGGAGGCTTAGGCTTGGCCGGAGGCGTGGTGTCATCAGGGATAGTCTCATCCACCGGCGTCACCGTCGTTTGCCCCGGTGCTGGCAACTGATGAGGAGGCGGTGCCGGTGGATTGATCGTTTTGCCCGCCATCGCATCGATGTAGTCATCCAGGTCTTCCACATGCACCGGGACATAGTTGATAATGACAAAATCCTTGACCGGCAACTTTGGCTTGCCCTGGATCTCCCGTGCCTCATGAAACGTGACAGTGCCACCGGTAAACTCTGCCGATGCTCGCTCGCTCTCTTTCGCCTTGGCTTCCTGTAAACGCTTCTGTATCGCTTCTACATCCTCTTGATCGTAGCCAAGATAGCCACCATAGCGCGGGGTGAGCCACATGTTGAGCGAGTCCTGAAACATATCGAGTATCGGGAAGACGATCTCAGTATAGAGCGCATAGCGCGCCTCTTCCTGGTTGCTGAAGGTGCTATCAGCTAACCCAAGCAAGAACAGAGGAAAGTTGAAGAAGATGCCAGCAATGTCACGATCACCCTTGGTATCTGACTCTAACCAATCAAGCTCATAGGGTGACATGCTCATGCTCTGCCACTTCACACCACCATGCAGGATAGCCGTTTCACCAGCGTTACGCGGACCTGCGAACTTCTTGCGTATCTCGTCCTTCAGCGTCTTGTACTCTTGCGCGCCTAGAAGCGCATCCGTCACCCATGCACCACCGGGACGTGCCATATTGTTTAAGAGTCCCAGGTTCCACTTCTGTCCAGCCTTCTGCGTATCGATCAATAGAGCAGCAACCTCAACCGGCGACATACCATACACATCATCATTGCCTGCGAACAGTTTGTTATGCATCACGAACGGTTCTGCATAGCGGCGCGGCGGTGTGAAGTTGCCGAACTCGTAATACAATGGTCCGTTCTCATCGAGCTTGATCTTGGTGAGATCAGGTCGCAAATTG